TTATTAACTAGTATTTTAAATAATAGTTTCTATCTACATTACTACCATTCTATATTAAAATAAGCAATTATTCAACCATCATTGAGCATAAAAAATCAAGTTTCTCATTTTTACATTTTTAACATAAAATTAAAATCACGATTTTCCATTAGAATATATTTACATAATAAGTACAATCCCATTTTTAATTACTTAAATTAAAATCAATTTCTTTTATAAATTTTTACTAGATAGAAAAAAGCTATTATATTTTTTACACCCTTATTACATATTTTTATCTACTATTCAATTAAATTATTGGTGTGATTGAGTTTATTCGTGATTTCCAACCACTTAACTTTAAAAATTATTTGGTAGCAATGGACGAACAAAGATAAGATAGATTATATGATTTTGATATACAAAAAGTCATGTGGTGCAAAAGCCCACATGACTTAAATTTACTATTCAATTGAACTGTTGATATGATTAAGTCTCATGGTAATTTCCAGCCACAAAAACAAAGGAAATTAGAAAACATAATACCATCCTAACCCTGTGTTATATATAAGTTTCTAAAAGTCTATCCTAATATCTTATAATTATGTCTCCTGAGGACATGCTTCCATCGTAGAAAAGCCCTTATATAGCAAGCTTTTAATCTAGTTCCATCTTAACAATGCAAAAACAGTGCAAAGTCATGAGTCTATGCAAAAGAAACTGTCACAAACTGTTCGCTTTACACACCGAACATAAGTTCGTATAATATAAACATATCTTGGCGGATGGAGGAATTTTTATGTTGAACAGATTTAACGAGCGTTACGTAGATAGAGGTACTATTAAATGGATGGGAATGTTTTTAAGCGAACATACCGCATCCTTGCACGAAGATAAAAAGAAACGTTCTACTATAGTAGAGAAAAAAGAACAAATGAGTGAGGATGAGATTTATTCCACCCTCGACGATGCTGTAAAAACTAATTCAATGGTACTTATTCAAATAGAAGAAATTAACACTAATGGCAATTACTCAGAAGATATTTTAGGATGGATTGAGGGCTATGAAGGTAACAATCTTTATGTATCAGGCAATAGAATAGAATTAGATTCAATTCGCAATATTCAATTGTACGATCAGATTAAGTGGAGCGAAAGAAAGTGAATCGGATTTTTATATCTGGTGAAATTCATGGAGAAATCGAAACTCTTCTTAGCAATAAAGGTAAAGTTGCTAAGTTTACAATACAATCGGATCAGCAACAATTTACTGTACTGTTTTACGGAAAACAAATCGAGCAATTTTTAGATAGAATGTACGAAGGCCATACATGCTGTTTTCAAGGGAAATTAAACTCAAAAGGTCAGATAGTCGCTAACTTATATCAACACTTATACTACTTTGCTTATATGAATGAGATGTGGGGTACGTAATGGACGATATAGAAGCTTATCAGAACGATAAAATAGATTTAATCGAGCTACAGTCAAGGTTATGGGGATTAAGTCATTACACAATTGAGGATATCATTGGTCTTGATTTATGGCTATTCTACGCAACAATAACTGAAGAAGAAGAATATTTCGAGGAGGAATTCAAATGAACTTTATAATTATTAGTGGTATTGTAACATCTGAGGTTAAAGTCATCAACACAAACAGCGGTACGCCCTTCTGTCGCTTCACAATAGAGTCAGATGGACGTAAGTTCAACTGTCTTGTTGCTGGCAATAAAGCCTATGACTTCTTATATGAAGTTGAGAGCGAAACACAACTAACAATTGATGCTAGAATTAACGATAAGATGCAACTAGTCGTTAATAGTTATACTGTTGATTCTAAATCAAGCAACTTCGGAAAATTATTCGATTATCGTGGCAGACAATTACCTCATAAAAAAGTATATAGTTTTTAAAATTCTTTATAATATGTTAATATCTATTTATAAGGTACTGTAGAAGTGGTCTCTAAGTCATCTTATCTAAAATTTTATTTTACTGGAGGTAGCAATTATGACAGACAAAGGTACTACTGATAAAATCAAAGGTAAAGCTAAAGAAGTTACTGGAGACGTAACTGGGGATAAAGGAAAAAAAGCCGAAGGTTTATTTGATCAAGCTGTGGGCAAAGTAAAAGAAGTTGCTTCTGACGTGAAAGAAAAAACTGAAGATATCGTAGATGACGTGAAAGAAAAATTCGATAAAAAATAATTTAAAAAGCTTCTCTTCCAATTATGGCTGAGAAGCTTTTTTATTTAAATATTCACAACAAGAAAATATAAACATTTAAAATCTATAAGCTCCCTTCTGCGTATTATATAATAGTAGAAAGGAGATTTTTTATGTATGCTGTTTTTATAGATATATGCGAGAATGTTGTGACACTTAATACTTGTATGATTGAGGTTGTTTATGTGTCCCCTACTCGTGAAATTGCTGAATTGTGGTATAAAAAATTAGTTGAAAGTAATTAAAAATAAACCATATTAACTATTGATCTTATACCCTTTATAGGGTATAATTAATATATAGTCAAGGAGGTGATAAATTGTTAGAAGATATAATAAAAGGACTAACAGCTCTGACACTGTTAGCCACTGCGATTCTTAACTTCAAGACAGCGACCAAGCAAGCCAAGAAGAAGAAACGCAAAAAGAAAAAATGATAGTTGGGGCGAAAGCCCCTCTATCCTTATTATATCATAATGAGGGAGGAATATAAAATGAGTACAATATTTTATGTAGGTGTGTTTATACTAGCTTTAGCTGGGTTATTTATAGCGATTAACAACTATAGAAAGAAGTGATTCTAATGATTAACCTTGATTCAAAAGACATTATGGATTCAAAAGAAGCGGCAGAACGCTGGGGTAAAGCCGAGGATTATGTTAGGCAAATGTATCGTAAATATCCGGATAAGTTTCCTCCTGGCACGATCAGGAAATTTGGTAAGCAGATTGTTGTGACTCGTGAGGGTATGGAATCGGCAACCGGACAAAAAGAAGCTTCTCAAACCGATTAGCGGTTAGAAGCTTCTTTTTTCATTTGTAATTATAGTAGTTTAAACATATTAATTATGCTAAGCTTGTTTATGTAAATAATTTATTTGGAGGATAATAATGAATACACTTTTTAAAGGTTTTTTTGTAGGTTTGATTAGTATATTTTTAGTGGGTTGCTCTACATCAACAAACGAAACAAAGGATAACAGTGCCACCTCGCAAAGCAAAAACTTAGTGGAAAGCACTCCCCCTATTGAGGAAACTAACATAAGCAAGCTAACAACATACGGTTCCGATGATTGGACTCTCTCAAAATTTGATTGGAATGGCTTTAAAAGCACGTACCCTGATAATTTGCCAAAAGCAGTTACTGACGCTCAATTAATTTTAGGAACTTCTCTTTATAAATATTTTGGTGTCGGAAATCAAGCTGAGGTAAAATTTACCAATCCTAACGAATCTCAAGATTTTTTTTCTTTATCAATATCAAATTTAAATGTTAGTTCTGAAGAAGATTTATTAAGATTTAAGCAAAATGCTGAGGCTTTGATTGCAGATGTTAAAAGCAAACAAGATATTAATTTATATACCTTTACCGCTACATTAGATCCGATGGTTAAAGATGCTGAAAAAAGACAATATATGTCAAGTTTTATCTTAAACGACAATGGAACTATTGAAGAAATAGGCGAGACACATTTTGAATAGATTAAACCTAAAAAGCTTCTCAATCCTAATCGGTTTGAGAAGCTTTTTCAAAATACAATTTAGTTTAATCCAAAATCATTTCTTCAGTAATCCCCATTTCTTCGAGTACTAAATTACGATCATCTGGAAATTTTTCGGAATAGTTGTTCAAGTATATTCTTAATGCTATTTTTAAATTTATTTCTGGTCTAGGATTGGAAAAGATATCCAAACAATTAAGTAGTACGTTTAGCCCAGTTCTACCAATTTTCTTTTTATTGTATGCAGTCTTGCTTATATTCATTTTGTCGTGGAGAAATTTGTTATATCTTATCGTAGCATTCGTTTTATGATTATACATTCTTCCTCCGTGAGCTGACCAATTTCTATAGGCATGACACAGAAATACAGTGTCAGCAAACAAATTTTTTAAATCATCGTTACTCTCTATTAAACCTACGGGAATATCATAAACTATAGATATTATTTTATTTTTTTGTTCTGGTTTTTGCAATTTTATAAAGTGAACTAGGTTCCCAAAACTTAAACCTTTCATTAATATCCATGGCGGAACATTATCATATGTTTCTCTATAATATTTCATAGGCTGTAAATCATCAGCTATGATTAAATTGAATTTAGATAAAAGACTGTTTATTTTATACGAGCCATCATTTTGCTTTTTCCCTGGCTTGTAATTGTTATGTTTTAGATACTCTTCTTGTTTATGCCCAAAATCCTCAGAAATTACATATGCTGTTGCAGCCCGTAGCAACTCTTCCACTTCTAACATAGAGGACATAATATGATGTCTTAAAAATTTATCAAAATTATATAATTCATAAACTTGTTCGAAAGAAGTTCCTTCTTTGTACAATTCTTGTCGTTCATCTTCACAAGCACATTCGATAAACAACTGTTTATACCCATTAATAATATCGTAGTAACTATACGTCGCTAATAATTTTTTTGCTTGTTCTTCAGAAATAAATTTTAGGTTTCTTTTTTTTAAAATACTTATTTGTTCATCAATTGTTTTAAAAGATTTTTCCATAAGCTCTCCTTTAATAACGTAAAAAGGTGCAGACTATGATAGCCTACACCTTTTCTCCGGTGGCCGAAAACATCAGCCCTTCATTAGTATTAACAATAATATATATCAATGTGTAATATTTGTCAACAACCTGCCTTGACCGGAAAATACGTAAAAAACACAATATATAGCGTTAAAACGATGAATTAAATACGCAAAACAAACTTAAACATACTACATGTAGTATAAAATATTTTTTGGGATTTTTATGTACACCCACTAATTAAAGTGGGCTATTTTCATTTCACTGCATCAAATGCGATATCTCTTGTCTGAGTAGCAATTAAATATTCTGTTCGTGTGTCTGAGTAGTTCCGGACATTCAAAACGCAATAACTAAATTTACTGTCTTTAAGTTGAACGACAGATCCTACTCTTACTTTAGTTCTATCCGTAGAAAACTTAGAAGAATCCTCCCAACGTTGGCCTGTTGCAATTACATAGCCTAAACTTCCAACTGCAGCTACATAATAAGACATGCCGTTAGGATTATTCTTAGAAACAATGATTGAGCCTACTGGATAGCGTGAACTAGTTGGTTGAACTGGATTTGGTGTTGAAGCAGGCGCACTAGGTTTGTTGGTAAGATCGTAGCCAAAGCAGTTCAACATAGCATTAACTGCTTGTTCTGCTTTTGTTTCAATAGCCTTAACATCGTTATCGTTAGAAATGAAGCCCCACTCAATTAATAACATTCTTGAGGCTGTATTTCTAATTACATATAAACCCGAACCATCTTTTGCCCCTCGATTAACTAGTCCTAATGCACTAGCGATTGCAGCACTTACCTGTTCTGCTTTAGCTTTTGCCACAGGGTCAGCTCCGAAGTAGAAAACTTCTACTCCAGTTGCGCCCGGACTAGCTGCGTTTAAGTGGTTGCTGATACTCCAATCATTTAAACTAGCAACACGATTGGTTGAGTTAACAATATTTGCTAGATTTTGAGGAACTGTAGTCGCCAAATTATCGGTTGTATCAACAGCTCCTGTTTTAGTTAAGATCAAGTGATTAATGTTTCTTGCGATCTTACTTTCTTGCTTTGCTCCATTTACTGCTCCTGGATCAAAATTATCTAATCCTCCGTGTCCTGCATGCGTATCTTTAATAGTCATTATTTATCATCCTTTCCTGTTAAAACTGATTTAATTGCATCATATCCACCACTTGCGAAACCACCAGCAATTACACCATCAATTGCGCCTATAAGTGGTTCTCCATAAGTCAATCCTAAAATACCTCCCAATACTCCACCTAGAAGCATTGAAGCAATAGGGAGATATTTAGTCGGAACAACTTCTGTTGATTTCATCCCCCACACACCTAAAGCTGTAACAACTGCTACTACTACAATTAAACTTTGCGTACTTTGCTCGATTAATTCGATCATCTTCGTTCTCCTTCCCATTTATCATGTTCTTCCAATACAGTTACTCGTGTGTCTAGTTTATTAATCCTAATATGCAGCACGCCACGGTCCTTTTTAGATTCTTCTAAATCAAGTCTAAAAGAATCAATTACATTTTCTAAACTCTTCATATTCGCGCTTAATGGGTTGATAATGATAGAGCGAAATAAAAAAATCAACCCAGAAAACATGCTCGTAATCAGAGCAATTAGAGTAGCCCATTCACCGATTGTTAATCCTAAAAATGTCATAAAACTCCTGCTTTCTATATAAATTAAAAAGAAGCTACTAAGCAGCTTCTTTATCCTCTTTTGCTTTTAAAATTAGTTGCAATTCTGCTTCTGTAATTTGTTTCAATGCTACTAAGCGTTTCAATTGATCTTCAGTACACCAATTAATCATGTAACGATCTAACCATTTTTCATAATTTTTACTCATGCTATTTCCCCTCACTTTCAATTAACTGAATTTCTAAATCTGTCATTTTTTGTCCTAGTTGCTTAATTAGTAAATCTTTTTCCATATCTTTTATTTCTAAATCAGATACAGTTTGAGCTAATTTTTCTGCATCAGTAAGTTCCCAATTTTCACCATTTAATACTTTTTCAACTTCTGCTAGTTCTTCTGCAGTAGCGCCTTCGTACCATCGTTCTTTAAACAAATCAAAACGAGGTTTAAACAATCCTTCAGGCATTTGTTTGTCCGTTTCGTTTTTATTTAAAGTAATCGATTCTTCATCAGCTAGCCTGTTATTTACAACTTCTCCATTAGCGCTAATTACATAAATAAATTTAAATTTCATATCTGACACCTCCTAAATTTACACTTGCACCTAGATTAGAATTGAAATTAATTCGCATTGTGCCGTTTTTATTAAACTGCAGGTTCATTTTACTTGGATTCGTGTCATCTTTTAAGACTACAATTACCGCATCCATGCTAGGTCTGAATTCAACTGGAATTGTCCAAATATCATATTTTTCAGCTGGTGAAATCAACCATCCTTTAAAACTGACAGTATCTCCTTCGCGTTTAATATAAGCATCAGATGACGAAACGCCACCAGAAAACCCAATTTTAACCCAGCCAGTGTCTAATAATTTATCTTGTTTTTTAGCCAACTCTGTTTCTAAACCTTCAACTGCTTTAACATGCGTTTGCAAGTATTTAGAGACTCCATTTTCTTTTAACTGTACGATATCAGCCATTAAACTGTCCCCACTTTCTCAAATGTAATTACTGGTAAGTTGTTTAACTTAACCTTGTCCGCTGCTGCCATTAATCCATTTACTGTAGTTGTCGCTACAGCTGTTGTTGTTGCATTTTGACCTGCTGCACCTGTATCTCCTTTAGGACCTTGTGGACCTGTTGCACCAGTATCACCCTTAGGGCCTTGAACTGAACTTAAACCCAAAACAGCACTAGCATGGGTTCTTGGATAAACCTCTACACCATTGTTAGAAACTTTTACTATATCTACCATTTTCATTCCACCTTCTCAACTGTAATCCCAGAAGGATCACTATTAATTATTTGAACAAGCTTTTGATACATTTCTTTCGTTATAATTCCATCTTGGGTTTCAGAAGCATAAGGAACTCCGTTTTCAGCTAACCCAAGATCAGCTGCAACTAATTTTACAGCCCCTACTTTTCCATTTACTGAAGTAACAGCACCTTTTCCAGCTTCTCCTAATGCTTCACTAAGCCCCACTACAGCATTAACTTCGGTTTCCGGATAAAATTGGTCTTTCGTCCCATCTTTATTTTTTCGCATTAACTTATTAACCACTATCGGCATTAGATACTCCCCACTTTCTCAAATTTAAATCTGTTTTGAGTTGGATTATCAATTTCAGCGATAATCAATCCTGGCATTTTATCATCTGATTCAACTTGCTGAACAACTGTAACTTCATGATTATTTGAAAATTCATTATCTAAAATTGTTCGTATATGATTCACTTCATCATATTTAAATAAGATAATCTCGTTTTCTTGCATGGCATCCATGCGCCTTTTTAATGTTTTATGAGCAACTCCATAAATATCTGTTCTAGCATCGATCACTTCTGCTCCATCTGTTGTTTCAGCAAGTACGGTTTCCCAACGTTCCTCTAATTCATCTTGACGTTCAGACGTTTCATCTGATTTAGCATTTGCAATTCGTGCAATGTCTTTTGCTTCGTTTGCATCAATACTGGCAATTAAAATACCTCTAGCAAGTGCCTCTCGAACATGTTTTCCAAATAATTTTGATCGTACGAAATCTGCATACACTTGGCTTAATGGAGTAATTGTTCCAGTAAAAAAAATAGGTTCCATTGGGCCTAGTGGGTTTGGGTCTAATGGTATTTGAACTTCATTTGCCATTCGATTAACCTCCTTATAATAAATAAACTACAGAATCAAAAGAGTATCTCTTTGATGCTGCAGTTGAAAATTCTAAATATATTGTATTATCTGTTCTGATTGTTAATTGTGCCCTGTCAGTTCCTTGGCCAATTAATTTTGGTTCTATTGTTCTGTTTTCTAACGTACTAAAACCATTTAAATTAGCTAACTTAACAGCTGAACTTGCTAAAGGGAATACCGCTGACCCTTTAAAGAAAATAGTTCCATGCTTATTTCGAATAAACAAGTTCGAATTAGTAACTCCTCCGCCTAACTCAACAGATATCCAACCACTGTCAGCTTCTAAATTTCCTAGTCTTAAATTAATATTTGCAATCAAGTCTAATATTTGATTAAGCTCATTTTCAATACTTCCAATATTTAAATTACTTATTTCTTGTCTTATTTCGGCTATCTCAGTTTCAGTCATTGTTTGTAAACTATTTAAATTGTTTGATATAACTGCTAATCGTTGAACTTGTCTAGCTTGGCTTTCCTTTAAATTTTTAACTAGTCGCTTTGATTGATTAGCCTCCGCTTGATACTGACTAGCTCTGATTGTTTTATCACCAATTGTCAAAGAGGCCTTATGAGGTTCGTTTATATCTCCTCTTTTTTCGATGACCCGAACTAACTCGTTAGAAATAGCTGGATTAACCACCGGATAATAATTGCCAACTTCAAAAGAGTCTATATCTTTTCCAATTGTTGATAAATCTAATGCTGTGATTATATTGCTTGATCGAACTAAAGAATTTGACTTTATTTCAGCCTCTCCTTTTGACTTAAGAATACTCGGCTGAGTGACTTCATCAAAAATGATAAAACCTTCAATAATCCCAAATTTTTTCTGTGCTTCTAAATCGTCGATATAGTCTTTTCCGTTGTTTACTGAAGCAATTGTCATCCTCTGTTCTGAAGCATCCGTTGCACTAGAATCATCTGATTCTATTCTAGCGCCTAAAGGAATTAACCGTGTGTACGTATCAATCGTATTTATTTCTTTTTCAGCATTAACCAAATTTTTACTGACCCTAATTTCTGTTTCTTTGACTTCTCCAATTTCTGTTAGCCAATCTAAATAACGAACCCCATTTACTTTTCTCACTTGGAGTTCTCCGCCTAATCTGTCAATCAACTTATCAAAGATTGCATCCCAAGTATTTTGATCTTGTGTCAAATACCGATATACATTATCAGTTGGATTAGTAACTGTCACCTCTCCTAAAACAAACCTTTTATCTTCTTCAACTTGTTTATTATGCACATCTAGCATAATACGCAACATCTCTTTAGGAGTTGTGTTGTGAATTTCATTGTGCCTTTGCATTGAATTTTTCAGAAAGTTTTTTTCATCGACACATGTATATGAGGTTGTATACAATCCTTCATCAGACATCTTATAATTTTGAACTAGCACATAACCTTCAAATGAAAATTTCTTTTGACTTGTGTTATATACTTTAATCAACGTTTTTCTAGGGTAAATCAATGAGTAGCCAGGATTATTCATATTTATAGTAAAATCAAAGCTACAAATCACATTGATTCCTAATGCGAAACTACCAATTGATGTTTTCAAGTTATTCACATTCGGATTATGGATAACCGTTTCAACGCCATCATTAATTATCGTTACTTTGTACACTAAATCACCTCTTTGTAGAAAACAAATGAAATAGAGCCCGTACCGCTAATGTATAAACTATTCTCTCCTGGCAAGAGCATAAGATCATAAGATTTAGACTCACCAGCTGGAATTGTGAATACATTGCCACTATCTGTTGTTATTTGCATTGGGGAACTTGCTCGTATCGTTGGGCAAAGTTGAGAAATCCCTACGTTCCATAACGAAACTTGCTGAGTTCCTGTAACAGTGAACTCAGTCACTTGAGAAATGTCTATCTCAAAATTGAAAGGATTCCATTCGTCATTCCCTTCCGGAAGAATTGATATTTTAAATGGATAAGCAATGAAATCTACAGTCAACTCTCCTAATGATAGAAACCGTTCGAAATTCGGACCCGTTTGTACTTCTGCTTCAAAATAATAACCAGGAAACATTTCATCAATCAGCCTTCCTCTAGTCCCAGCCATCAATGCATTTGTTAACTGCATTTCTAGCAAATGCACTCCTTGCCTTGTATGACTTTTTTCAGATAAACTCAATACATACTTCAATGGTCTATCCTCGAATATCTGAGAACCATATAATAAACTGAAATCCAATGTTTCATTAGAAAAGGGAACCCTTTCTGTAATTTTATTTTTATTCGGATTCCCAATAAACCGTTCTTTCACATAAATTCCATAGTCAGAATAAAAATCTATTTCATTCAAGTGAATACCTAATCTCATTTAATAATCCTCCCTTCTGCGAACTCAATTCTAGTCCCGTTTTCTTTATCGAATATATTAATCAATGCACGCATGATTACTTCATTGCCAATCATAACGCTCACTGGCTTAGTAGCATTATTGCGTAATTCTTTTAATAAATTATTTGTACTTTCTTGAGTCGCTATTAAAGCATCGTTATTGGTGTTCCCATTGTTTGTTTGCTGTCTACTGAATTGCACAGGCTGTTTAAACGGAATTAACATATCTGACATGTTTCTAAACATTGAACCTGTTCCTACACCATCTTTATAGCGTGGTATTAGATTCTTAGTTTGCCCCGCTGGTATTACTTTAGAACCTCGTGGCAAATTCAGTAATACGTCTCTACCCTCTGGAACATAAGAAAGCCCATTAGGCTCAATGACTAATTCTTTGAAGTTAGCTCCTTTTTGGTCGTTAACTATTGCAGGACCGCCTTGGTGAAAATTAGTTCCTTTTTCAAAACCAACTGCCTCTCCAATTTTTTCAAAGAATGTCTTTACTGTGAATTTTTTCTCTTCTGGCTTCTTCAATGTAGTATCCCATGCACTGTTCAATCCAGAAATATCTGCACCAACAGCCGCAGCATTTGAGTCGCCTTTGAAATATTTAGCATTTGGATTATATTGATTGTATCCAGTAATTAAATTAGTTGACTCATTTGTCGCGCCTTTTACGTTTGAATTATCACCTGTAAGAATTTTAGTCGCTGGATTGGTTGCATCTAAATCTAAAAGTGCGCCTTTGGCATCTTGCGTAGGACCCATAATCCCAACATTGTTAGCTTGCAAATACTTCAACAGTGGATTAGTAGCATCATATTCATTAAGCTTAGTTTTAGACTTTTCAATTTTTTGGTTTGCATCTTCCGTATTAATAATTGGCGCTTTTGTCCCGATTTCCTCAGCGTTATAAAGCTGTACATTGCCAGTAAGATTATTAATAACTGTACTTGCCTCGTCATTTAACTCAGCAGTTTTCTTTTCAATATGCGTTTCATTAATCCCTTGTATAGCTAAATTAAAATTATTAAGCTTGCGATTCGCTTCTGTATCTTCAATTTCAGGCTTTTTAGGTTCTAAACCAAGCCCGTTGAATTCATTCATCAAATCGCTTGTTGTTCTTAATTTTGAGTCTGCGCTTGAACTATCAATAAGCAACTGCTTTGTAGGTTCATCCAATTTTTCCCAAACACCATAACGTTGAATAATATCAAAAAGTTCATCTTCACCCTTTGCCTCAACAATTGCAGTTTGAACTTTCGGGCTTAATTGGTCCCAAACTCCTACGTCTTCTATCGCTTTTATGATTGGTAGCGAAGCTTTATCTTTAACAAGTAATTCTTTGCTTTCGATTGGCAGTTCATTCCATAAACCTAAGCGCAACATCGTTTCGGCTAATTCTCTTTCACCCTCAGATTGAATAATTGCTTTCTTCTGTTCAAAAGTCAGTTCTGCCCATTTCCCAGAAGTTTCAAGGAATTCTAATGTGGTTTCTTTTGCATTAGAATCTAAGAAAAGTTTCTTCTCACTCCAATCCAATTTATCCCACAAGTCGGCATCAGCTAAAACACTAGCAATTTCTTCTTTCGAATTGCTCGCAATCAACATGTCTTTAACGGACTGATCTTCAATCTTATCCCATTCGCCTTTCGCGTCAAGTATTTCAGGGACAATCCCTTTAATATTTGATTTAACTAAGGCGTTTTTTTCTTTAAATGATAACTTGCCCCACTGACCATTTGCAATTAGCGCTTTTGCTATTTCTTCTTTTGAGTTAGTTGAAAGATCAGCATTTTTAATAATAAATTTAAGATTTTTCCAACCTTCTTCGGAGCTACTAGCTTCAGCAATTACATCTCTGAGGTTTGTTTTTACTTCTCCATTTTTTTCATCAAATACAAGATTGTTCCAGCTTTGATTAGCAGCTATAGTTTTCTGACTCATATCAGTTGTAGATTCAATTATTGTTTTATTAGATTTTACTACTCCATCAGTTGACTTTTTAATCATATCTGAGGCTTCTTCATACGTCATCTTATTATAATTCATAAGCTTCTGCTTGATATCCATCTCTGTTTGTCCTGCTTTTTTGCTAGCTTTAATATAATTATCCAACAAAGTTTCATTCATCTGAGAGTGCGTATCATCTAATTTTTGTTTCTCAACTAAGAATTCTTTTTCTTTTAGCGCGCCCGTTTTCCGAGCTTCTTTTAGATTTTCTAATTGCTTTTCATAACTCTTTTTTTCTTTTTTTATACCGTCATCTACTGCTTTTGCATGTCTTGCAGCTTGTTGCCAAGTCATATCTTCAATATCACCGTTTACTGCTGCTAGAACTGCCTTTTTATCATTACCTGATATTTTTAATATTTCTAATTCTTGGTTAATCATTAACTTTCGATTTGCCAAAACTAATTGATTTTCATCTGCACTTAATTTCGTACCTTCTTTAGCATGCTTTTCATAAATCTTATTAATTAATGCACCAGAATCATCTGCTATCTTGACCATTTCATCTATATTTTTATTAAGTTCTTCAGCGTTTTTCTCAGCACTTTTTTTCGCGCTTTCTGGTAATTGTTCAACCACTTTATCAATACTCTTTTTTGATTTTTTGGCTGATTCTGTAATCTGATCAAACATTTCTTCTGTTGATTTTTTTACTTTTTCGTTACTTCCTTCTACTCCAGAAGCGAATTCATTCATTGCAGTTTGACTATCTCTAGACATTGACTGGAATTTCGTTAGGGTTGTATCAGCTTCTTTACCTACATCAGAACCCCATTTTTTTACTCGTTCAGATGAATTATACGCATCTTGTCCCCAAACCGCCCAAGCTACTGCTCCAGCTCCTAATGCAAGCGTTACTCCCGCTATAGCAAGTCCTACAGGAGAAAAAAGTGCTGGTAACAAACTAGTGCTTGCCCCTAACGCTCCTACTTGAGCTGTACCTGCCGCCGCGGCTGTACTTGTAGCTCCTAACGCTCCTGTTAAGGCAGTTGTAGCTCCTTGTGCGGCTAAAGTCCCTGTTCTCCATCTGCCTATAGTTGCTAATCCTCGTCCGAAACTACTAGTTAATCCAAGTACACCTTTTGTCAGACCTGCAACTCCCATTAAAGCAGGACCACCAAATACAGCAATACCACCAACAGCTAAAATAAATTTCTTTGTTGCAGGGCTAGCTTCAGTAAAGCTCTTCACCATATTTTTTATTGATTCTATTAACGGTTCGGAAGCCTCCAACGCATCTGCTAGCGCAGGTAATAACTGTGCTCCAAATTCAATCGCAAGGTCCGTAATTTTGTTCTTAGCTAACTGGATTTTACTAGCCATTGTTTCGTATCGTGTTTCAGCTTCATCAGTTAAGGCAGTATTTTCTCCCCAAGCTTTATTTGAGGTTTCAATAGCACCAGCAAATAGTTCACTTGCTCCACCTGCTCTTAACATAGCATCACGTAATCTAACCTCTGAAATACCCATATTATCAAGCATTTCAATTGCAGTAGTTCCTTTTTCGCTAGCATTTCCTAGTCCTTCGATAAATGCTCCTAAAGCCCCAACTGCATCTTCTTGGAAAGCTTTCGCGAAGTCATCACCCGTCATTCCAGCAACGTAACCAAAATCTTCTAAAGAGGCTTTCGCATCCCCAGCATTTTTGTATAGTTCAGCCAAACCTTTATTGCCAAGTCCCATAGCGTTGGACATATTTTTTAGTTCTTTTCCTCCGCTTGCTACAGCAGCAGAAACGCTCTCCCAAGCAATTCCATTTTGTTCAGCAACTTCTTGTAATCCTTTAAATGCATCTTGTCCTTTTGCAGAGGCTAATTGCATTTGTACGATAATCTTAGAAATCGCGGAACCACCCATCTCTGCTTCAATCCCGACAGAACTTAACGCGGCACTTAAACCTAGAATATCTGCTTCACTCATTCCGACTTGATTACCAGCACCAGCAAGTCTCATAGCCATAGCTGTGATATCTGCCTCAGTAGTAGCAAAGTTATTCCCTAACTCAACAATTGAACTCCCAAGCCTACTAAAGTCTCCTTGGTCCATTTTTGTGATATTGGCAAACTTGGCCAACATCGAAGCTCCTTCTTCACCAGATAGGTTTGTAGCAACTCCTAAATCTGCAATCGTTCGAGTGAATGATTCAATGTTTTCTGTTTTAATACCTAGTTGACCAGCTACAGCAGCTAATTCTGCTAAATCAGCAGCACTTGTAGGTACTTCTAAAGCCATTTGACGAATTCCATCTGATAACTTATCTAGTTCTGCAGTTGTGCCATCAACCGTTTTAGTAACACTTGCAAATGCACTCTCATAATCAATAGCTGCTTTTGCTCCAACTAGAGCAACTGCTCCAACTGCCGCACCTGCGACTGACCACTTCTTACCTACTGCCATCGCAGTATCAGCCGATTTCATACCTTGTTCGCTAAATGATTGTAAACTAGTTCCAGCACGATAAAACGAATCATTTCCTAGCGCTATTTCTCTACTAAGGCTTTCGTATTCTCCCTCAAGTCTAGAAATTTCAGAAGTTGCTTCGTTAAATCGAATAGCAGCATTTTGAGCCGCTGCACTTCCTCTTCCTTGAGTCTCTACAGCAGCTTCATATCTTGCGTTGTATTCACCTAAAGCTTGTCTCTGAATACCTATCTGCTTTGTCAGCCCTTCTAGTTTAGCAGCGCCTGCAGTAGCAGAACTCCCATAACCAACAATACCTTGACCTGCAAGTTTTGTTTCACTTTGAGCTAGTTTTAATTCACGTTTCATCGCTTGAATATTCTTCTGAAAATCAACCGTATTTAAGGCGACTTTAGCGCTTAATGTTCCTAAACTATTTCCTGCCATTTATTTTCCACCCCATTCCCTGGTTAAAGTTAAAACGCTAATTGATCCGCATATTGTAAAACTGGTTCTTTACTTTCATTTTCAAGCCAATCTCCTGTTTCTAAATCTAATGTCAGAAAAAAATCCTCACCATCTATGCGGTCAGGACTCCAATTATATTTTTCCATTAAGTATTTATAGAAGCGTTTGATGAACAATGAAGGCTCGACTCCATTTTCATCATGAACTACTTCCCCTCAGCGTCTTTTTCTACGGATCTACGTCCATCATTCATTTGAATGTTGTGTAATATAGCTTGGAAAAGGATAAAGAAATCAATTGAATCTAACATTTCAAAACCATCGTAGAATTCTTCTTTTGTGCAGCCAAAATATTCAACAATAAAATCAACCGCTTCATCTAATTCTTTTTGAGGATAATTATCGCCTAAAAATGTTTCTCCTAATGTACCGAGGTACTCTACACTTTTTCTAAAGATTCCGAAGGTAATTTTCTTACTTTTAAAAGTTTTTGTTTTTCCGTCTAATTTAAGTTTTAATTCCATTATTTTTTCCTCCTAATTTAAAAAAGGCTAGTCAAAAGACTAACCTTAATTAATGATTAATGATGTTCCAATTACTGCGTCCCCTATCCCAAGGGGATCATTAGGGTGTAACTGGTGCTGCAGGTTCTGCTACTTCTTCAAACCATTTATCAGTCACTGCTTTGACAGCTGGTTTTGTTCCGTCATCTGTCAATTTATAGTTATACTGATTATCAAAGTCACGGGCTAACGAACGGCCTGTTAAAGTAGGCGTTTGGAAGTTGATATTTTCGCCTTTAGTTTGGAATGATTCCGCAAATCCACTAGCAAAACGAGTACGATATAGCACGCGGTATTCAAAACCACCACCAACACCACGAGAGCGTGGAATTCTGAATGCTACAGCAAAATACGGAGCTTCATCATTCACATTAGAAGCTACACCGCCCAATGAATCTACTTTTTTACCAAGCAACTGGCCTTCTACTCCTGGTGCTAAATCATCAATATTTAATGATAAGTCGTATCGAGTAATAGCTGTTTCGTATTCAATCTCTGAATCGTCCCCATCTAAACTTGCTTCTACTACGTTAGGGGTTAAATCTACTTGAATTGCTTTAGCAATACGAAATGGTTCTCCGTATGTTGGTAAAGCACCTTCTACTTCTGTTTCAATTGGAAAAGCGAATAATTGTTGTACACCAATTTTAGCCATTATTAATTTCCTTCTTTCGTTTAGTTTTATTTGTAAAGCGAGTGTTCTATTTCTTGTGAATACAAAAGAACCCGATTGCTTATATTGTTATCTGTATCAAATAACAAAGGAATTTTCGTTCCTCTTATAAACCCGAGTTCTTTCATTTTTTCATCTATTAAATTTTGTACAGTTCCGTGACTTCCGTCTTTTGAAAACAGACTGATTTGAAAAGTTAGCAAACTAGTTTGTTCTTCATCATCTGCATACATTTCTGGATCATTTTCAAGTTCATAAACTGCAATAGCTGGATAAAGCGCGCCAGGTAACTTATTTGCAGATACGTTAGGCACAGCGCCCACTTTTGCCACCCATTTTACAACTTCCGGGATTGCGACTATAGACTGAACGATATCTTTAGTCATTTCAATAATCATGTGCCTAACACCTTCCTCAGTTCACTGACTTGGATTTTTAATACTTCGTCTTTAGTCGAACGAATTGATTTTTGAACATTCGGTTGAGGATTTTGATAAACAGTACCAAACTCTACAAATTTCATGCGCCAATTCGTTTTTTTATAACCAACATCAACATGCTTTTCATCAGTTGCCCCACCTTTAACATTCGTAATAACGACATCATCTTTTGCATGACCTTCACCGTATTTATGTCTAGCATTCGTTGAAACAGGTGTACCTCTAGTGATTGAGTCCTTTAAAGGTTCTGCAGATAGCTTCAACGCTTTATTGACGCCAGTATTCATTTTTTTGTCAGTTAAATCTAGAGCAGTCATCATTTGTTGAATATCAAGACTCATTCCGTCCGCCATCTGCAGTCGCCTCCCCTGATATAACTGTTTCTATGTTCAAACCATCAGCATCGCCAACCATTTTCACATTAAACATTTGACCATCTACTTCAAACTGCATATTTTCTGTAATTACATTAGTAAAGCGGGTGGTTAATCTAACAAATTTACTAGCTATATCTGCAGCACTTTCTAATGATTCTTGATTAGCTCGCACTAAATCTTTTTTGTTGCACCATCTTTTTTTATACGGCTCCATTTTAGGAATTAGATTACCACCAGAATCATATCCCCACTCTGTTTCAGAAGCTTTGTAAAATTGAATATATCGATTATAACGAGCTACTTTAGTCCGTTTCCCCATCAGGATCACTACTTTCTGGCATATTATACTTCATTGTATTGATAAGCCCTTGGAGCGATATAGGAAACATTTTAATATCTTTAAAATCTGTATATCCCCCACGATTTTCCATCATAGTTCCTACCATTTCAGATATAACTAGGGGCAAAATATCACTTTTTTCATCATAAGCACCTGCCCCTTTTATTAAAGCGATCGCTCCTTCAAACTTACGCTTTACTGTAGGCTCCTCTTCCTCGTCCCACTTAAATTCGAGCATTAAATCATCTACAGTTATCATAAAGTTTCACACTCCTTTATTTAGCGATACCTGAAGCTTTAAGAACAGAAATAATTGAGTTAACTGCTGTAATAACTGCAGGTAAGTCTGCACCTGCTGCCACATCAGTTAAAGTTGTGCTCCCTGTAAGCTTTGTTAACTTAGTGAAATCTGCCTTAGCCAACAAGCCATCTTTACTAGCTGTTGCTAATGTTGGATTCACGTCCCCACCAGCATCAATCAAGTCTGCAAAATCTGCTTGAGTTGGTTTAGCCCCTGTTACAAATACTGTTTTTAATTCTTCTTTTGTTTTTGCCATTTATTTCCATCTCCTATTTAATAATTAATGTAGTTCCTAAAACTGCGTCCCCTATTCCAAGGGGATCATTAGGGTGTAACTGGTGTTTCGTCCGCAATACCTTCAAATGTCGCAACAACAATAGCTTCTTCATCCGTTAAAGTAACGTCAAATCGGTCAATAACGCGAATTTTAGTCGTATCCGTTTCAAAAGCTCCAGCACCAACATCAGTAGTTTTTAGTGATAGTTGCTCTCTGTCAAATAATGTGATAGCTTCTTTTAAATCTCCAATAACTAATGGGAATAAAGGTTTGTTAGCTGTTCCGCCACTAGGCATCCAACGGTCTCCAATAACTTTAATTGGTTTATTAAGAAGACTATAGCCTGTTGCAGATGTTACATCTTTTTGAAGCAAGTAAGATCCATCTGAACTTTTCACTTTATCCAAAACGTTATATCCACTTTGATTCGTTACAAACATTGATGTTGTAGCAACTGCTGGATCAATCGTAACGTTCACAATACCTTTGATTTCATCAATATTTTTAACAGTAACTTTTTGAGTATCACTTACTGAGTTAATCTTTTCTAGAATCTTTTTGTTACGAGTTACTACAGATTTACGAGTAATCCATGTCACAATCCAAGCGATAATATTTTCAGCACTATCTTTTAACAAGGTATTCGTCAATATAGTGATTCCTGCATAGCGCTTAATCAAGTATTTAATCAGTGTTAGCGTCGGATCATCGTTAGTTGGAATTACTCCATCTTCAGCATCCATTTCATTTAAAGCCGTAATATCTGACCATTTTTCATAAACTCGTGACCCGCTTGGTAATGTTGTTTTTTCAACCTTTACGTATTGTTCCAACGAATCATATTGACGGCGTAAAGTATTAATTGCAGTTTTTACATCTTCTGGAATTGTAAGTCCTGCACCATCACCATTAATATCCAATTCTGAACTTAATTTAGCTTTAATTGATGGGTCTCCTGTTACCATCGCTTTAAAATCTGACACAAATTGGGCTGACAAATCTTTTTCTTTTTTATTCAAATCTTTATCAAGTTTCGTTTCATTTGCTTCATCTGCTTTTGCATTTACATATTGAGTGTATGCAACATCACGTTTAGCGACAGCTGCATTTAATTGGTCACTTTTAGCTTTAAAATCTTCCTCAGTTACTGAATCATCAACAATCATTTTATTAACTTCTGCATTTAGATCAGAAACCTTCTGACCTGCTGAAATCCAAACGTCGTTTAAGTCTTTAATATTCATAATTTATGTTCTCCTTTTAATTTAAAATTTTTAGTTTTTTATTAATCAAGCTTGCTTTTGGTTTTTCTTCATTTTTATGCAAAGATTTAGGAACATTCCGATATTTTGCAAACAATTCATCACTAACCGAGGCGGCAATAGTGTTCTCTCCTAAAACTTCATCACACAAACCGTAATTTAATGCTTCTTGAGCTGATAACCATGTTTCGTTATCTAATAAACTATCTAAAACATGACTTTCAAGTTTATCTCCAGCTTTCATCAAATAACTTTCTTTCATTGAGGACCCGATTTTATCCAAGTCATCAGCTGCTTTTCTAAAATCTTTAGCATTTCCAGCCATGCCATTCCACGGATTATGAACCATCATCATGGAATTTTTGGGCATAAAAATAGTGTCACCACTCATTGCGATAACACTTGCGATAGAGGCTGCTAAACCATCTACATATACATTTACTTTTGCTTTATGTTGCTTCAACATGGAACCGATTGCTACTCCTTCAAAAACTGAACCCCCTGGGCTATTAATGTGAAGATTTATCGTTTCAACATCTCCTAATTTGTCTAAATCCTGTTTAAAAGTATGTGCAGATGAATCTCCTTCCCATTCCCAGCCAGTCGGAACAATTTCACCCAAAATAGAAATTTCAGCTGCCGCATTAGGTAAAACAACCATGTTCCAAAATTTATTAGTCTTCTTCATTTTCATTCTCACCGCCTTTCAAATCTTTTGCTGATTCAACTCCTGCTTTAGAATTTTGTAGAGTAATTAAATTATCTAAGAATGTGTAGTTTAACGTCATAACTGCACGGTCGCCCATTTCAGGTTCATAAGGAGAATCTTCATTTCTAGCTCTAACCTCATTTAAAGTGCTGACACCACTTTCTATTTTTGTTTTATCTACTTTAGCTCTTGTTTCAGAATCCCCGCGTAATTCGCTATCGAGATTAAATTTAATATAGTAGTCTTGATCCTGTTCACTTTCGCTAAATAACTTTGTATTCCACTCTTCTTCGATTCTTGTAATCCAAGGTTGCAAAGTGTTTTTCACGTACTCTAAAGCTTGGTGTTCAATATTAGAATACGTAGACCTACCTAGTTCATTAAGTTTATGAAGCGGGACTTTGAAAATCGCTGATATTTTTTGTTGATTATATTTTTGAGATTCTATAAATTGCATATCTTCTTGAGAAAATCCAATTTGCTGATACTCTAGTCCGCTATCAACTACAGCAATAGAATCACTACCATTAACCTTCTTCCACTCATCCTTAGCTTTAGTCTTTGCATCTTTATCTAATAAGCCAGGAACCCTCAAGATACCTTTAGGAGAACCACCTTGTTCAATTAAATTAATATTAAATTCATTCGCTAGTTGATTGGATTCAGCACGTTCAGCAATAACTCTAATTGGCGATTTACCATGTATTCCATCACGAGTAAAGCCTTTGATATGAATAATTTCCCAGGGTTGAAATATAACTTGCTTGCCGTTAATAACAGTTTGATAAGTTAGTTTGCCTGTTAAATCAACATTTGCTTCAGTAGAATTTGGTAATGGAATCAGACTGACTACTTTGCCATTTTTATCTTTATTGATAGCTGAATAATGGTTACCTGCTATTAACACATCAACCATTAGTAGTTTTTTATAGTCGCTTATGCTCATAATATCGTTAGGCTTAGCAGTTAATAATTTAGCAATATTATGATCTTTTCTTCCTATACGTTCGATAGCACCATCTGTTTTTTTGTAGATTTTTACTGGAAGTTTAGCAATATCATCACTCAAGATATTTACACACGCATAAATATCATCAAAAACGTCTGCATTATCCACTCTAACTTTTTTTCTTCCTTCTCGATTAAACAAACCTGTTAAAACATCCCAAGCATTTCCTTCTGTTACTACTTCTTTTGCGCTGTTGCCGCCATCGCTAGAAGCAAACAGCTTTTCTACAATCATTTATCATTACCTCCTACCTTGTTAATTTTCCATGTAGCGAGGACTGTGCATACTCCCAACGCAAATAAGCCCACATCCACATCGAATCGGAATATTGGCAAAAATATAAGCACTATACCTATTAAAAATAGAAAATCAGTTAGTTTAAATCCCATTTACTCACCTTCCCAATTAAATTCAACAGCTTCTTCTACATCCAATGAATCCATAATTTGCTTTTCTATTTTAGATTTAGAAAGATAAATATTACGTTGAACAGTTTTCTCTCCATTTGTAAGCAATTCTTCCTCATAATCATACTTAGCAGTAACCTCTTCTTGTTTTTGCACATAATTAAAAGGGCCATAAACAACTATAACCTTGCAACCAAATGCTTCTGTATATTCTTTTTTTAACACTTTAACTGCTTCACTACTGACACCCTGCATATTAGCTACAACCAATATATTTTTTGATTCAATAAAATGATTTTCCATTGTTATCCTCCTATTAAAAGCTGAAATCATCACTCATAATACGCTCATTTAAGTCTATTCGTTGATCATCATACATAGCTCTTGCAAATGCATTAATTACTGCAGCTATAGGATCAATTCGATTCTTACTAACTTTTTTTCCAATCATCACGTTTTCTTGTTCGTCCATTTTTAAAACAGCATTATTAATCGCCCATTTAAGTAATGGATCACCAAAATGTTCAACTTTTCCACTATAAACAGCTTCTCTAAACTCTTTTGTTGGTATACTTAAATGAGATACTGACTGTGGAATTTCTACAACTGTAATATTTGACGCTTCTAATTCTTGTGCAATATGCAGCGCATTCCATTTATCGTAGCCTAGTTCAGCAATATCTTGTTTTTTATTAAAATTTAAAAGCCATTGTTTAACAAATCGATAATCTACGACATTTCCTTCTGTTCTTTCAAGATAGCCTCCATCAACAAACATGTCGTATCTAACTCTATCTCTACTCATGCGTTCTTCGTACTTATCTCCAGGCATAAATGAATGTTGAAACACTCTGAACTTCCCTGATTTCACTGCTACAATACCAATTGAGGTTAAATCTGTTGTCATAGATAAATCAAGACCTACATAGACTTTCCAGCCTTCTAATAATTTATCCATATCCTCGTTCTTGTAGCCTTCTACTAAACCTTTTTTCCATTTACTCATATCCATATAGCCATCTTCTTTTTGATCAACCCAAAGATTCATATTTTTAGTTAGGAAAGCACGCATTTTTTCTGGTTGTTCTAAAGCGATTTTCAAATCACCTCTGAGAGCTTCCATCCCACGCTCGTATGTCGCTACAATAGGATTGGCTTTTATCCAATTTGATTCATCTTTAACATCATCGTCTTTATCCAGTTCGTAAATAGCAATAAAAATCTCATCATTTTCTGAATCATCATCTGGATTAAGTACTCTTGAGTAATACTCATAGTCATCATGACAAGGAACTTCTAAATCAAATCCTGCTGTAGTAATAACAACTAATAATGGATTTCTACGTGCTATCATCCCTGTTTTCTGCGCATCTCGTAATTCAGATGTTTGATTATCTTTGTATTCATCTAACACTGCAACGCTGGGGTTTGTTCCATCACCTGTTTTTCTTGCTTCTCTTGATAACGCTTTGATGATAGACCCATTTTTTTTAACGGTTATCATGTTATAAGAATCAGAATATTTAGTTCTGAGCATGTCTACAGCTCTTATTTGATTCAGTGTTTCGTTATAAACCAAGTTTGATTGGTCTCTAGTCCACGAGCTGATATAAATTTCTTCTTGTTCATCAGATAAAAAAGCCACATAACTAACTACAATAGCTAGAAATTGTGACTTTGCATTTTTACGACCAACCTGTATATAAGCTTCTCTAAATCTTCTAAAACCAGTTTCTTTTTGCTTAAAACAAAATATATTAGCAGCTAAAAACAATTGATAATCCGTTAACTGTATATGCTCTCCTGCGATTATTCCTTTTGAATGCTTAAACATACCAGCCCACCGATTAAATTTTAATAATTCATTCCAATCAACATAGTATGGATATTCGCGTTTTTCAACCTTTTTTAAATCTTTAAAAAACCGTTCTACCATCCACTTTACTTTTTTCCCAGATTTTATAGTTCCTTCTTGAATATCTGTAGCGTACTGTATAACACGTCTTTGCAATTCCAATTTCTCTTCTTCAAAGTTCATCCTAAAATACCTCCAAAAAGTTTCTCTTCAGGAGTTGATTCTTTTTCTTCAGGTTTCTTGGGTACGACAAGCTTACATCTGCTGCTAATAGTGAGTCCTAAATCTGTAGCTGCCGCTCTAGCTTGTTTAAACATTCGTTCTTGAGTTTTAGATATTTTGTCAAACGCTTCTAAATCATCCAAAGCATCTTCTCTTACCATTTTTTTACTCAAACGTTGATAAGTATCTTCAGATACTAAATACCTAGCTAGCGCCTCATTATCTAAATTACTCATAATTCCAATTTTAATTAGTTCCTCAGATATTTCTTTAAACCTTTTTTTTAGTCTTGCCGGCAAATAATCAGGAGGTTCAACTTTATCGTTTGGAGCAACTAGTTCTTCTTCTTTGCGTTTTTTTATTTCTTCTTTTGTTAGGTGTTTTTTTCCTTTATGTTCTACTAAACTAATCGGTTGTTTGTTTCTCCCAGCCATATTGTTTCGCCTCCTTTTTCGCCTTTTTTGTTTTTTTATGCATAAAAATAGCCAACCTATTGCTATGACTGCAATTACGATTGACTACCCTTCTTATTTCTCACTTTCAAGAATGCTGTTAAATCAACGTTTCTACCCTTCAAAAAAACTTTCAAAAAGGGAATTTTGTCTGAAGAAGAGGGCACGTTCTTTTGTGTAAAAATTTCTGAAACATTTTAGATAGGGAGGGTGGTTATTTATTCATACTCCCCAGCTTCCTCTATCATGCTTAGCAGTCTTTCTATTGTGGTGGCTTACGGTCATTGCTTGCCAATTATCTTCATCCCAAAAGAGTTTCTTATTCCCTTTATGAGCTGTCTTATGATCCACAACAGTTGCTAATAGTTTCTTACCACTCTTCTTACAATCAACACACTCACAAAACGGATGACGAAGTAAGAAGTTAGCTCGTCTCTTTCTCCACTCTGCATTGTATAAGCTTGCGTGCTTCTCTGGTCTGTAGTTGCTATGTGCTTCACAGTAAAGCTTGTCTGTTAGCTTCCCACATGTTGGAAAGGCACAAGGTTTAAGCGGCATCTTAGGCATTGCTATCACCTGTCATGAACGGTTGTAGTACAGCGTGGATGTAATCCTCTTTCTTATATGGTCCTGACTCTAATGCAATCACATCAAACTCTCGGTGTAATTTGCACAACGCTTCAATTGTTGGCGTTAAAGTTCCTGATGCATTGATATCTTCTAATAGCTTTTGTATAACTGAACCAAACATTCTTAACTCAATTGCTTTCTTAACCATAGCCTCCTGGTCCTCTACTAGCCCCCATGAGGCATATAGGACGTCTAGGTACTCATTAACTACCGCATCTGCCTTCTTCTGCTTCTTCTTATGACCTTGCAGTATAGGTTGCTTATTCTTAGTCATGCTGTATCACCACCCTTTCTTATTGAGCTTTAACATATTCCCGAAGGCTTCACGTCTATCTAAAGTCCCATTCCTTTTACTACCTGTCTTACGTTCGCCAACTGAGGTTAACTCTCTAATGGTTTCTGCCCTGTAGTTAGCTATACTCATACCTTGCATTAGACGGTTCATTGCAGCCGCTGCTTCTTCCGCTGCTACGCCCGCTCGCTCAACTAAATATCTTTGCCATTCATAAACCACAATTGATTCCGATTCACTAGCCACTGTCATAACTACCGCCTCCTAATTTTATGTATAAAAAAAGACACTCGATTGAGTGCCGTTCATTGCATCTTAAACATTTCTTTCGATTGTTTTAATATTGTTTTCAATGTTATTTACAATACTGAAGATTGTATAATTTTCATTCGATTTATTCAAAATTTGAATTCCGGCTTCTGTCACAGATACTTTTGCTCCATACCCTTTCTCTTGTATATAATCATTAATGTTCTCAATCATTTCCTTCTTTTCCATCTCTGTCATTTCCATTAAAATCACTCCATTCTATTTGATACCTAATGATACCAAACAAAGAAAGCGTTTCATAGTTTTAGATTATATTAATGCTGATTTTTTACACTTAGCCATTAAACTTCTTCACCTTTCATAGGATTAACCATTTGAAACTTCCCATCACTGATGGACCAGTCCTCGCCAACACTAAATAAATTACTAAGTTGGTCGTCAATTACACGTTGGCCATCTTCATAGTTATCTTCAATCATTTTGATTAACGTTTCTTTAGGTATAGCTTTCATGGTATCACTCCTTTATAGTTTAATATGTATTTGCTAGCCTTGGCCTCATACTAGCTCGTCCGCTCCTACACTCCTCTTTTGCGGACCTTCCTTTATGCATAACAATATATAGGGAGCTAACTTTCGCTGATTACAAAGGACTTAACTAGTATGCCTTAAACTATTTGTTACACAATATATCTGCCCTAGGATTCGAACCTAGATGCACCAAGAATAAGATGATAAGGAGATCCCCCTATTAATTTATTGCAATTGACAGATACGCAGACAGCCTAATTTTTCTTGCCACGGATGGATTGTATAGTTATGTTACTGCCTGCTGAACTCTAATCGAATCAAGAAAGGAATGTTGCAACTGTAATCACTTATGTGTCTTTTGCTGTCTTTCCTAATTCTTTCGATAATACAATAGTATCACTCTATTTCGTTATAAAACCCTACAAAATCCCTACAAAAACCCTATTTTTATTTTCATTCATACATTTTATACACTGTAAGCTGTTTGGCATGATAGGCTTCAGCGAATTCTATCAAAGCTCTTGACTTGTACTTTTCAATCGCTTTGTCGCTGTAGTCTAACGCTCTTGCAATCTTCGTAACGGACCAGTGATCCTTATCGATATATGAGTACCATAAAATTTCCTTACTCAGTCTAGGCAACAAGTAAATCGCTTCTAATATCTCCCAAACTTTCTTCTCAGCCGTCACTTTTTTAGTCACCATGTCCTCGATTGGTGTACTCTTAATGCTCGCACTACCTCGTGGCATGTCGCTTATTTCAACTGTTAGTCGCTGTGAGTAACTTTTGCCAGCTTCTCGCTCTAATCTGCTGTACTGTCTCAACACACGTCTAGCATTCTTTTTTGTAGCTTCTACGTCTACATCTGGAAGTAGTGTCGTCATCTGCATTCTCCTTTACAATAAATCTCTTGGCACGGTTAATACCTGTGGTGATTGCGCTTCGCTAAAAATATCAAATAGGTTTTCTTCTGATTCTTCACTTCCAACAACGATTTCTTTTGCTTCCGCCTCTTCAATTACTCGGCAAGATTCTATTTGTTGATAATCGCCTTCTTTATCCTCGTCAAACTCATCCGCATAATCACTTAAAATCAACTTGATTGCCTCTTTCTCATTTGATGCTGCTACTGTAAACGTGAAATCATCGTAAATTATTTTAAATAGTTTCATAATCCCATTCTCCTTTACCGTTTATCTCGTTCCTTCAGATACTTTGTTAATTCCTTTATAGAGTTGCTAACTTTGTTCATTGAATTTATCAGCCAAAATATTATTAGCCCTATGATTGTGCCGATTACTTGTGAATCGCTCATTGTTTGTACTCCTTCATGCTTAAATTAGCAATTTCAATCGCCATCGCCTTGCTTAAATTACCTTTATGCTTTTCAACGCTTTCTACAAACGTTTTTCTGAATTTTTCTGATGCTTGATTATAGGCTTCTGATACTTTGTCGTATGCTTCTGCATTAAGTTTCTCTCTTCGATTGATTAACTCTCTATTAGCAATCCGTTGTTCGTTTAATTGATTGTTGGCATACTCTAATTTGGATTCTAGCGTTTCGATTTTTTGGTTTTCAATTTTAAGGTCTCTGATATCTTGCTCTTTTTTTGCTAAAACGACTTTCAAAGCATCTAAATCTAAAAGTTTCTTGTTTAAACGATCAATTTCCTTCGTTTTATCTTGTATTTCAGCTTTTAGCTCTTCTTCTTTTTTATAGCCTGCAACCACATAAGCTTTTAGGTTGTCCACCTTCACCAAGTCTGTTAGTTCGGTTTCTTCTTGGACTTCTTTTTCTTGTTTCTTAAACATTCCAAACAACATAATATCCCTCCTTATACTTACCCATTATCTCTGGATACTTCTCAGTAAATTTATATCTATCTTGGTGCAAATCGTGACTCCAACTCGCCCGAGAGTCCAATACAGCTAATCGTTCATAAAGAGAATCTATTTCTCTTAAACATAAATCAACTGTTGCTGAAGCTTTCCAGTGTCGTTGCGATCTCACCGAACGAGCATCTGACTTATTATCAAGTTCGGTTTTTCTAGCTCGTTCAAGCTGTTTGTTGTAGGACCTTATCTCTTTGAATATGTCCTTAACAATTAAAGGAGCATAGTTTTTAGTGAAATCAATCATTGCTGTATCTCCGCTTCCTCAAAATAATAAATGTCATCTGTAACAGTTGATTTCCCTTCTGTATACATCCCCATATTTACCCATTTATTTTTCGGTATATCGTATATTAGTTCGTTGTTGCAATTAACAAACCACTCATTTGTTACCACTTTTTCACCTTGTTTAGTGACGAAAAACAAAGGATTGGTTGTACAAGCAAACGCCTTTTCTCCCATATTGTATTTTCGCTTGTCTGGATTATGAATCGATTTAATCCAGCCTGCACTCGGCACTCGCATTATCATCATTCTTCACCCTCCACAAAACTGTTTATGTTGATTTCTTCAGTATTTCTAATTAGAAAACAATTAGGCATGTACTCATAACGTTTAGCCCAATCATGAATCAAGTCTGACAACTCTTTTTTATGCTCTGGTTTTACATCATCCAAATAGCCATCAGCGTATTCACCTACTTCTTCATAAACAGTTTCAGAAATTATCTCTAATAAATTATCGGTAACATCAGGAAATCCGACTGATTCAATTTGCCCAACATAAAAAGTGTATATGTCATTGTAATCACGTGGAAGCATATTTAAACTATCACTTAAATCCGTATTGTCTTTCCCGTTTTTATCTAACGAATTATATTTAAAAAGCAAGTTGACTCCATGCGAGATAGCTTCTTCTTTTGTATCAAAATATTCACACGCTCCCCATCTTTCGCCATACTCTTTGTTTAACATCCATTGTCCGTGTTTCATTATTCTTCACCCTCCCAAATTTCCAAATCATATTCTAGCAATTCCTTATCTGTTAGTTCTCTCTCATAAGCCACAAGGGAAAAGTCTTTCGCAGCTACCCACCCAGGAGGCAATCCTAAGTGGGGTTTTCGTTGTCGATACCAGTAGCGCATATTTATCTACTCCTCTCAAAATGGAAGGTCCTTGCTATCTATGTCGATTGGTTGTCCGCTTGAAGCAAATGGATCAGTACCTTGTAAGGTATCTTGCTGATACTGCTGTTTATTAGCTTGGTTGTTTGCCGGTCTGTTCGTTTATTGCGGTTGCTGACGTTCCTCGTTTGCTGCCTTCGACTCTAATAAAGAAAAGCTGTCAACGACTACTTCCGTAACATAAACACGCTGACCTTGTTGATTGTCATAGCTTCTTGTCTGCAATCTGCCTTCTACTCCAATTAACGAGCCTTTTCGAGTGAAGTTAGCTAATGACTCGGCTTGTTTTCTCCATACTACACAGTTGACGAAATCTGCTTCTCGTTCTCCGCTTTGGTTTGTAAATTGTCTATTTACTGCTAGCGTGAATGAAGCTACTGCCGTTCCGCTAGATGTATATTTTAAATCTGCATCTTTTGTTAATCTTCCAACTAATACAACTCTGTTAATCATTTAAAATCCTCCGATTTTTTTATCGCTAAACGAGATTTCTAAATTGTTAATTTGTTTTTTTATTTTCTTATTCGCAAGTCTCGCCAGTTCCTCTTTATCTATGCTAACTTCTGAAATCACAAGTTCAATAGCTTCTTGCACTTTCCCATCAATAAGTTCTTCTATAACTGCCCATTTTTTTGAATAATATCCACTACCTTGAAAAATACCTTTAATTGTAGCTTTGACAGCTTTCTCAACTCTAGAATCAATATCAGCAATAATTTCTGCTTGATTTTCTTTGACATATAATTCGATCCGTTCCTTAATTTGTTTTTCTGTAATAATTGAATTCATTTATCACTTAACCCCCATTCCGCAAGTATTAGAAACACTTGCTAAAGATGTATCTTTCACTTCAAATCGTTCTTTCCTTACAGGTGGAGCAACATCTAAAAGATAGCTTTGTCTAATTGCCACATGGGTTCCGTCAGCCAATGTCTTAACGACTTTTCGCCCATTAAGAATGCTTTGAATATTGGCTTCGCTTAGAATTACCTCTGGCATTTCTTCTGCATTACTCATTTTGCTTCCTCCAAAATCAACTTCAATTTATTAAACATTTCTTCGCTTCGTTCATGAATAAAATATTGTGCATAATTCGCTTCTTGACTCCCAGGATAAGTTTCCATCAATCCAATTGGCGATGCCAAATCCGCTATTCCGTCATACATTTCTTGAAGCACTTCTTTGTAACGTTGATTCTCATTAAACTGAATCTTTTGCTCCTTCTCAGCCTCATTAATAAAACGTTTAGCATTGTTTAAATAATGCTCTCTAACTTCCTTGCCACCTTTATTTGATACCAAGGCATAATCTATTTCAGATATTGCTGATTTTAATAATTCGCTCATTCCCTTATACCACCATTCCTAATTCTTCTTTTTTAATCACTGCTCTTCCGTTTCTGCTAATATAAAAAGCTTCTAAACAGGTTTCTTTCACAATCTCAACGAGAACTGAATGTTCGTATTCTTTAATAACAATTCCTTCAAAGTGAACCTCGGTATAACCTAGCACTGCTGAACACTCGTGTCGTTCTCCTACAAATCCTGTATTCTTCTCAATCTGAATTGGATAAGCATAATAGATTTTCTTTTCCTTCTTCTCGTGCTTATTTAAAACGCCCAACGTTCTTAATCGCCCCTCAATTGCTCGTGTACTTCTGTTTAAGTTATCCCCTAACTGCATGAGCGACTTATTTTTAAAGTAAGCTAGCAGATAATCATCTTCTTTTTCAGTCCATTTCTTAGCCACTTACTCCACCTCTATCTCTACTCTAGGATTCTCCTTTAGCTCTACTAATCCTCTCGCTACAATATTTTCTAAATACCTTAATTGCTGTTTAGCGTAGTTAACTTCTCGATAGTCTAAAAGTCTTTTTTCAACATCCTGAAGAACGCTAGTCGGAAATTCATACGTTGAAACTAGCGTGTCAATTTCAGCCATGACTTGATCTAAATTCACATCTATTTTCATGCTAAATCAACTCCTTGCAGATAATCTAAAATGTATCCTCGCTCATTCACTTGATAACCTGCAAAGTCGGCAATCGGAATACTCTTTCTATTGCGTTCTAAGGCTTTTAATTTCAATTCCGAGTATTCATCTATTGAGAGTAGAAAACATCTGTTAACCGTCACAAATTTAACGATAAGGAACGCTTTACCACCAGACTGCTGAAAATCTTTTAAGAATTTAATCTGGTGATCTTTAATCATCGGACCATTTTGAGCCATAAGTGGTAACGACTTTTTTTGAGTTGATTTCGCTTCAATCGCTACAGGTAAGCTTTTGTACACTCCTATGAAGTCGCAACCAGTCTTTCCTGAAGGAACTGACATCATTCTTCCGTTCATACGGATAGTTTTCATGTCGTTAGGAATCTTTTCGATTGCTCCCCAACCTTTTCTTCTGTAAAAGTCGTTAGCAGTGATAATTTGTTGTTCAAAATATTGCCAAGGTTTCATTTACTCACCTACAATCTTTTTATGAGCTTCTTGTGCTTCCTCAAAAGTCAAGTACAACTCATGTCTGCCTTCAATAATAGATTGTATAAAACCTGTAGTTTCATTTTTCATTTGGTATATTCCTTTACCTATTTTAATAAAATCCCCAACTTTCAACTCATCCAACTTTCTTCCGTGCTTATGATACATTTCAGCACGTTTGAATAGCTTGATTTCTTCGTCTGTTGCTTTTCGAGCATCTACAGCATTCGCCGAAAACTTGTCGAAAAACATTCCTGTTTCTATGCAGTAGCCTCTTGTAGTCAAATAAGGTTCTATTCCGATGGTTTTATTAATTCCATCTTTATCAAAAAAGAAATCACCAACTTCAAATTTTGCTATTTTTTCAAGTTCTGCTTCCTTCGCCTTCTCAACCAACTGTTCATACTCTTCTCTATCAACAAGCACATGGCTCTCTTGTAACTCTTTGAATACTTCTTCTAGTTTATTTGTCATTTTTCTTCCTCCTTGATGAATTGGATTAAATCATAATCAAATAGTTCTATTTTTCCATCCTCTAATTCGATTATTGCGATTACTTCTAAATCAGAAAAAGTTTGATGGTCTGTTTGTTGATTCGAGATAAATTTATGAAAGTATCCTGTGATTCCAGAATCTGAAAATGTTATTGATTTTACATATTGTCTAAAATTTGCTTTTGTCATATCATATTCAATTTCTTTTGTTAAGATTTTAACTTTTCTCATTTGAATTATCCGCCTTTCTCGTATTTTCAAGTTGTTCTCTCAAATAGTCTCTACTGCTGCTATCATTCGGCACGTTGCATTTCAAGCAAGGTTGAAACTGCGTAAAACCTTGAACTCGAACACACATGACTTTGCTTCCGTTGCATTGCTCGCACATTTTGCAACCTCCTACCCGCTAATTCGTTTGTCTTTTATATTTTCAAACTTGATAACATTTCCAGTAATGTTTCGATAAATCCTACTTGTAATCCGTTTGTCGTAGAGTATTTCCATTTCACGTCTACTCAGATTAGTTGTGACAATCGTTGATTTATTTTGTCTGCGTTCTAAAGTTCGTTTTAAAATCTTGATCGTAAAGTCTGTCGCATAAGTTTGACTGTTATCTGCTTTTTTTAATCGTCCCGATTCAGAACCAACATCATCAAGTACCAAGTAATCAACTGAACCCATCAGGTCTACCATGTTCAGTTCTGTATACTTGCTTTCTGAGTTGTTGAAACTATCCCTAATCAGCGATAACACTTCCTCAAATGATATGAATAAGCATGATACTGGCTCTTTGCATTTTGAGTTAAGCACCTTCAGGATTGCCATAGCTAAATGGCTCTTACCTAAACCTGGCTCACCAGAAAATAGACTGTTAAATACTTCTCCGTTCAAATATCGTTCTGCTAACCTGCCAGCTTGTCCTCTTGCTGACTTTTCATTAGAATCTGGTTGATAGTTAAAGTTTTCAAAGGTGGCGTTTTCGATTGTTTCGTCATATAGAATCGAATCAAGGGTTAAAACTTTAGTAGTAATCCTCAATTGATGAGCTTTATATGCGCTTTCGCCTAAGTTTTTGGAATCTTCTAAAATCCGTTCTTTTCTGCATATCTGGCAAAAAGGCTCAATATTTTTAAAACTAGACAAGGGTTCATCATGAATAGGACACCGTTCATCTGTTTTCACAACTTGAGAAGTGATTGCTTGAACATCTGCTAAACTAAAAGTTAAGTCCGTCATCATAAATCACCTCTTTTTCTTCAACTTTAGGCACTTGATTCAAATACTGATCAAACTTAGTGCCAAACAGCGTACTCGGTTGTAAATACTTGGCATCAAACAAGTCTCTTGGGTTCTCTGCATCATGGACCTTGTTGTCAATTACCTGTTTAAAGTCCTCAAGCTTCTGCCCCTCGTTCCATCTAGCTCGGATTAAAGTTTTATGTTTATCAGTTGTTTTAAATTTTTTGCCAGCTTTTAGATTTAGATAGTCAATAATTTCTGAGAAAGGTATTTTCTGCTCGACTATATCTAATTCTTTATCTATATCTATATCTAATTCTTTATCTATATCTGTTGCGTTACTTTCCGTTACATCAGCGTTACATGTAACGTTACCGTTTGTTAGCTTCTTTTTTTGCTCTCGATGCTTAGAAACTCGCAATCTTGTCTGTTCTCGAATCTTTTCCATGCTCTCAACTGCTTGGTATTCTTCCCAGTTTTTAATGAAAATAACTTGATCATACGTTTCAATCATTCCAAACTTTTCTAAAGTGATAAGTGAAAAATTAACGACATCTAACGTGAAATCAAAATCAATAGCCATATCTTCAGGTGTGTAAGGTAGTGTTTCAGTGAAATATAAACCGCCTTGCTTGTTAGATTCGCCTGCTCTAGCTAATAGGAACACCCAAAACAAAATAACTTTATCGCCATCGGGTAGATTTCTAATCCTTTTAATCTTTCTGTTATCAGGTAGACCAGTGCTTAATTTAATCCAGGATATTTCTGCCATGCTTATCCTCCTATCTTGAATTCTGCAATTTGTTCAGGCGTTAGCTTAATTGGTACTAACGCATATTTTTTCATGAAAGTATCAATTCCAATCGTGTGTTGTTCAGTGTGATGATCTCGACATAATGCCATGAAATGATGTTGCGAATGGTCTATCTTTTTTCTGTTACGTCCAGCGCCTACGGCTTCCACATGAGCTACATCAGCATGTTGTTTGCCGCATACAAAACATTGTCTGTACTTCAAGTAAATAAATAACGTCCTAGTGATATCTGCTGCCATGTGATAGTCTCTATATTTGAATGGTATACCTGTTTTAAAGCACCACTCGATGATATATTCTATATACCGACTAGCGAATTCTTTAGTCACTTGGTTACGTGCTAAACTGAAAACATCGCAACCAATTTCAGCCATAAAGTAGTACCTCATTTTCTGGTCCATTTCATCAAATAAATAACCTGTATGGTCGCAAATGTCGTTAATCAGTGCGAATATTTTCTTTCTTTGGTCATCAGATATCATGTCGTTGTCTTGTACTTCGATGAAAGCCTTTATTAAGCCTTCACCTGCTTTCCTACGTGCAGTCGTGATGTCGAACGGCTCGTTAAGTTCAAACGTTACAGACGAACCGTTAACACCGATAAACTTGCCTACATAATTCATTGACCATCATCTTGCTTTTTAGCAATTTGTTCTTGCATGTATTTGATTAACGCGCTAGCTTGGGAACTAGTCGCATTCTCTAGCTTAGTTATTTTGTAATGACTTAAAGCAAACTCACTAACTTTCTTAACATCTGCTTTAGTTAGCGTTGCAAATTGGTTAAATAGATTCTTAACCATACCGATTTGTTTGGGCGAAATTATCGATCCAGTTTGATTATTTGTATTTGGTTTATCATTATTACTTGCTCCGTTACCATCATCATCAATATCGCTTGAAATTCCAAAAGCAGCAGCTAACGAATATCTTTTTGCGTAAGTTAATGCAGAACCTTGGGCTTGCGGATCAACTTTAGTTGGAGTTACATAGAAGGGTTCAAACGCTAGCCATTCACCACTCTCATGGAAAATATGAGTCGCTACTCCAATTTTGTTATTGTCGCTAACTGGCTCTTGATACCAGGTTAGGCCAGTATCAATAATCGCTGTGTCTACTGACTTTATAACGCCTTCTAAAGTTACATACTTACTTTTAAAAAATGGATTATTAGCATCTTTGACAGGTTGTTCAACTTTGCTTCTGAATATACCCATCGCTTTTGCAAGAGAGCCTATTTCATTTGATTTTTCCATATTTACACCACCTTAAATACTACTGATTCACCTTGTGGCACTACTTTTACGCAATCAATAACAATTCCATCATCGTTCACAACTCGACCATCAGACATTACTTTAACCGCCTTTTTGAATGCTGTTTTATCAATTGTTTCCTTAACTTTTACGAAATCTAACATTTCGTGTTCTTTCAAAAATGGTAGAATTCCTTGCTCGTCATATTCCCAAGCATCTGGTTTTTTACGAGTAGAAACATTTCCGTACGGTGTACTCAATTTAAACTTAGGATCCTTTTGTTTTTCTTCTAAAAGATAAGTGCCAAGCAAATGTTTAAAATAATCTTGGCTCTCGCTTAAACCTTTTACTCGTGCAGTTTCCCATTCCTCAATTCGAGAATGTTCTCTTGCTGAAACTTCTTTTACTTCTTTAATTTCATTTTCAATTCTAGATAGTTTTCGCATAGCCCACGTGGCGCTGTTTAAATCAGTAACCTTGTACCCTTCTTTTTGTTCAACTTCTTCTATTAATTCATTCATACTCCAGACACTCCATTCCATTTATATTCTGTAAGTTCGTAATATTTATCACTGGTGATCATTTCGATTACATACGCTCCGAAATCCTTCGGCAACACGTAATCTATGCCTGCTTGAGTTGTAATAATGAAAATCGATTCACAACCTGTCAGCTCATTTCCTAGCCAGTCTGTTAAGGTATATTCATCATTCATCGGCTTGTTCCGCTTTCACTTTTTCGAAGAACTTAATATCAAAAGGCATAGAATCAATTTCTTTTTGGGCGAACTGAGTTTGCACGTTAAATCCCGTATCTCCACCTGCCAGAAAATACTTATTAGCATTTTTGCTATAGTTCAAAAATCCACCGTATACAAAACAACTTGGCGCTTTCAAATAAAATTTATCTTCTTTAGGCAATTTGATGGTCCAAGAATGTATTATTAAACGGCTCGTCAACTCAGGAGACTTACCGCTTTTATCATGTAATGCACCACAATACAATGACTCTGCAACTATTAAAGGATATGAATTTGGATAATGCTCGCTAGTCACAATTGTTCCTTTTGGTAATTCTCTATTATCCAACATTGCGATAATCTCGCTAAATTTATATTGTTTGCTTTCATCAATTTTAGTCATTTTTAATTTGCTCCATTCTGTGATATACTTTTGTTAATTAATTTTTCTAAGCCGACTAACTAGGACTGTAATCCTCAGTTGGTCTTTTTTTGTAAATCCAACCCAAACCATCGGTTTTAGCTTGCTTTGCTATTTCATCAATAGTTAAATTTCCATATTCTAGGCTTAGATAAGCTAGGATATTTTGTAGTTGTTGAGGTGTGAGAATATTCATTTAAACCTCTCCATCCTTTGATAACTTTTCCGCTAAATTTACAACTCGACCAAACGGTTGATCTATAAGAGTTACTTTATTTTGAAGTAAAGCTTTTACACTCATTTGCAACATTATATTTTGTTCTTCAGTTAGAGCGATTGGATAGTATTGATTGTCTCTTACAAATAAAACTGCGAACGATTCATTCATTTTCTTCCCTCCCATAAAAACTCAACTTGGTTATCAGATACATAGTTTGCTCTGTAGCCTTTCTGTTTCATATAAGCCACATCTTTCCGAACGTCTTTGTAGCAGTCGTAAGAATGCACGATAGGACGATTACGATAAACAATTGATAGTATCAGTAATATGAAAAGTACAAATGCTACCATGCATATGAGTACAAACTGGTTAAACTCCATTTCTGTTTTCCTCCCACCATATTTGTTTTCTGACTTTCTCGATCTCTCGCATATTCGCCCAGAGGGCTTTTAAGTTCTTGCTAAGAAGCAAGTAATCTGTGGTTAATTCTAGTTGTTTGAGTTGCCATTTTAAGTTGTTCATCGCTATACCTTCTTTCTGTATGCGTTTTAATAATCACCTGTTATAATAAAGAAAAGGTGGTGAAAATATAAATATGATTTCTTTATCAGACTGGATCCAAGTTATAGCTATTTGCGTTTCTTTGATTGTCGCTATCATTTCAATTATTCAATCTAATAAATCAATAAAGTTGTCTGAACAATCCATTAAGGACGCTAACCGTCCATATGTGGTTGTATATAGAGACTACATCCAAGTTTTATCAACTGTTCACGAATATTTAGTGATTAAAAACTTTGGAACTACTGGTGCAACTATTGATAAAATTGAATTTTCAACTGAATATAAAGACTCTATGAGAGAAAAGCCTGTTTTTGGCAACATAAGCAATACTTTTATCGCTCCAGGTCAAAGCATTTCCACAGTAGTGTCAATTAACGCTTTTAAAGGAGAAAGAAACGGTGTGATTAAAGCTACTATTCATTATCACGATTCAACTGAACCATACGAAACCGAATGTTCATTAAATGAGGATTTTTTACACGATCTTTCATTAAGCAAGTCCAACCCTACAAAACAAACATCAGTTCAAGAGGTTATAATCAAAGCATCTGAAGAAATACTAAGAAGAAATCTTTGAAAAGTAAGCTTTTTCTTCTAGAAAATTATTTAAATCTTCCAATATAATTCTTGTTTCGCCATAGTTGAGATTATTGTTAATTAGAACTTGAAGAATTTCATTTCTAACTTTTTCAATAGTCTCACCTTTTAATACTCCGCTATTCATTTGCACACCTCTAGTCATCGCTTGTCCCTCCAGTTCCTTCTATTTAATCGACATGATTTCCGGAAAATGCTCTTCTAAAAAATCAGACATAGGCTGTGCCAACATTTCCCAATAACTACCAGTTCCTTTGCTATACTTCACAAATCCCCCATTATTAATATTTAAAATCTTTTCAAAATGTGGTTGGTAAAAAATATTTTCGGTTAACCAAGCATAGTCATGGCCAGTTCTTTCTTTAATATCAGCCATCGTCCACCACTTGCCTTTTAAGCTCTGACCCTTTAATTCGCTATACTCAGATTTCTTTATGATTATTGAGTCCGCAGGGACTTGCCAAACAATGTTTAATTCAACTGTTTGTTGTTCCATATTGATTCCCTCCTAAGCTAGTTGTAATTCGTGATTTAGAAACTTATTAATGAAATATTGTTGACCTTTTCCAGTTACTTTAGCTGTTTTAGAAACACTCACGCTTCCATCACTACGATTAATTGCTGTTTCTTTTACCTCGAACAAACCAAGTTCCATCGATTTTTGAGTTGGCATGTTCCAATCAGTTCCTTTTCGTTTAATTAGAAAGCCGTTTGCTCGGAGCCAGTGAAATAATCGATTTGCTCCTATATCTACACCGTTTTGTTTAATGATCTTCGCTAGCTCACCAACTAAAATTGAAGTATGACTAGTCGCTACTGCATCAGCGAACAATGCTTTAGGTTTTAATTCAGTCACCTGTTGTTCCGCTACAAGTCGTAAGGCACGTTCTTCTTTTAATTTAGTAGCTGCTGCAATTAATAAATCTGGATTGTCTAGCAGCTCGTCCGTGGCATACATTCCGTTTTTTCGGATAGATGGTAATACCTCAACCGCTAGCCAGTCTTGGAATTTTTCGGCGACTTCGTTGTTCGCTTTGAAGGCTAATTTGTAAACCATTGCTTCGCTTATGAAATCCCCACTTCCAATGCTTTCGCCCACAAGTGGGCGAAGATAACTCTTAATACGTTCCCAACGGATACTAGTATATTTTTTCCCATTCTTTGTTTCAGTTTTAGTAATCCCTAAACTTCTTGCTACACTTTCTACATCAAATAATGATTCTCCATTTTCTGACTGTACTTCTAGTTGAAATAAGTCGTTGTTGAATTTTTGTACATTTACCATTTTTCCACTCCCTTTTTTTTAGTTATTTTCGTTATACTTTTTGCAACTATTCGTCAAAATAAAAAAGTGAAAGCATCTTCTTTCCATATGTTTTAACTAATACTCTGATTTCAGATGGAGTAAAATCGGATCCTGTTCCATTTAATCGATGACTTAATGTTGCATCCTTTAAATTTAATACTTTCATGAAGTCTTTTCTTTCAACATCATTTAGTATCATCCACGCCATTAATTCCTTATAAGGTGGACGTTTTCTTTTTTTATCATTTTCCATCAACGTTTTTCTCCTCTCTTAAATTCCTTGTTATACTTTTTGCAACTTCTTGGATATAATATATCACTTAATTTTCTGATTGTAAAGAAATAACTTTATATTTTTTGCAACTTTTTTAGTATTTTTGTTGTATTTTTAACAACTTTGATTTATACTTCATTATATAAAATAAATTTACTTATCCAGAAGGGTGAAAATAAATGTATAGTTTTGGGGAAGAAATAAAAAAAGTTAGAATGGCAAAAAGAATGTCACTTGACGAAATGGCTGAATCTTTAAATAGTTATGCAGAAAAATTGAACGAATCTGGAAAAGAGCAATTTTCAACATCTATTAATAAAAGTTTAATCTCAAGATGGGAAAATGGAAAAACAGAACCTCGGATGGATACGATTAGATTACTATCGAAATGGTCTGGAGTTTCGGTTAATAAATTACTAGGTTTCGATACAAATGAGACTACAGCTAACCCAGCATTGGAAACAATTGCAGCACATATGGCGGATAATGAAAAAAAATTAACAAAATCTGATATAGATAAAATTAATGATTATATTGATTTAATCTTAGATTCAAAAAAATAACGGAGTTGGTATATGAATAGTTATGAGGTTCTATTAGATGAAATATGTAGTAACATAAATGTTGTAGAAGCTGAATTGTTTAACGCTACCGGACTGCTTGGAGTTTATAAAGAAGGTAAAGGCATTATCATTGATAAAAACATGGAAACTGATTTTAAAAAAACAACCTTGATGGAAGAATATATGCATAGTAAATATACTGTTGGCAATATTTTGGATCAAACTAGCATAGAAAATAGAAAGCAAGAACTTTTAGCCAGAAAATATGCTTATATTGAACTAGTTCCTTTAGAAGCATTAATTGAAGCCTACAGTTTAGGACTGACACAGTATTATGAAGTAGCCGATTTCCTCGAAGTGGACATTGAATTCTTATGGGATGCTACTAATTATTATAAATCAACCTATGGTACAATGTTTCAATATAAAGGCGTGTTAATTTATTTTAGTAATACGATTACAATGGAATTTAAATAAAAAATCCCTAGAGAGTGCTGGAACACTACTAAGGATTAATACCCACGTTATCAAATATGGTATATAAATATTATATCATAGGAGTGGAGAAATGAAAAAAATTGTTATTGTTGGTGTTTCACTTTTATCTTTGTTAACATTTTCAGCTTGTTCAAACAATGATAAACCCGATTCAAAACCTGAAGAAGTTAGTAAAAAAGATTTAGAAAAACTGAAAGTAAATGAAAAAGAAATGGATCCGAATGAAGATTTACAAGGTTATGTCTATTTTTCTGGAAAATTTATTGGGAAAGGATTAGTTGCCATTGAGGATGAAGACGGTAATGATATAGAAGTATCGAAACTTGATTCTGACGGTAACTTTAATTTAAAGGTTAACGGAACTTTAAAAAAACAAGCATTAAAAATTAGAGCTGGATCAAAAAAAGTAAAAGTTACTGTTCTTCCTTTAGATAAAGATTTTGAAGAAAAGAAAAAAGCTGAAGCTGAAAAAAATAAACTAATTGGCGAACAAGTTAGGCAAACCCAAGAGGAAAACCGAATAAAAAAAGAAGCTGAAGATAAATTAGCAGCGGAAGCCAAAGCCGAAGATGATAGAATAAAAAAAGAAGCTGAAGATAAGCGTATAGCCGAAGAAGAACGTTTAAAAAAAGAGGCTGAAGATAAACGAATCGCAGAAGAACAAGCAAAAGAAGCAATTGCCAATCTTCCTACAGAATATAAATCTGCCTTAAATAAGGCTTATGCTTATTCTGAAAAGATGGCGATGTCTAAAATGGGACTATATGATCAATTAACATCCGAATATGGAGAGAAATTTTCTCCTGAAGCTGCTCAGTATGCTATAGATAATGTAAAAGCTGATTGGAATGCAAATGCATTAACTAAAGCTAGAAACTATCAAGATAGTATGTCGATGTCGCCAGAAGCAATAAGAGATC